ATGAGGGAATTAAACGAAACTAAAAAAACAGCTGTTGATTGGCATCGTGAAGACATCAAAGCTGCATTAGCTAAAAAAGGTTGGTCGTTACGCCAACTCTCCTTAAAGCACGGTTATAGCAACGGAGGTACATTAAAAAATGCACTCGACCGACCTTGGGTTAAAGGTGAACGTATTATTGCAGAAGCCATAGGTGTTCCTGCGGAGATAATCTGGGCATCACGTTACGCACAGCGAAACCACAAAAAATACGCCAATAGATAGTTTAAGGAGTATTTATGTGCAAGAACAACCTTAAAACACACTATTCAGCCAAGGAGCTACTTAATTTTAGTTTAGCCTGTTTACCTAACTCAGTGCAAGGAATTATTTATCAAGCTAAAAAGAATAGTTGGAAAACTCAAAAAAGAGTTGGCAAAGGTGGCGGTGTTGAATATGCACTTTGTTCTTTACCACAGAATTTACAAGATGAAATCCGGAATAAATTTGCGGTGACGGTGGTGAAATCCAAACCCAAAGCCCCACTCGCTCTCCGTCAAGTTGAATTAAAAACATTAACGGCAAAACAACGTGAGGTGGCAGACGCAAGAATGGCGTTAGTAACAAAAGTGGCAGAGCTTGAACAGGCGCAACCACGTTATAAAGCGATTGGTTTTTTCTGTGAACAGGCAAAGAGCGGTCAACTTTCGGCAGATCTAATGGCACTGGTAAACATTGCCAATAACAAAGGGGGTAAAAATCGCACGCTTTCTCCACGCACTTTAAATCAATGGGTGCTGGATTATGAGAAAGCTGATACACCGTAAGCCCGTTTGAAAGCCCTTGCACCTATGCAACGGGTGGCGAAAAAAGCAGAAGAAATTGTGTGGTTGCCTGATTTTTTGGCGGTATATCGCCAAACTAACGGCATTAATGTGGCGGAAGCCTACTACTATTTCTCAAAAGAATGGGACAGACGATTTGCGGATGAACCGCTACGCCTTGAAATGAAACCGAGCCTTGACCAAGTACGTGCGGCATTAGCAAAGCTGCCACGGCATATCAAAGAAATCGGGCGTAAGACCGGTTCTGAATTGCGTGCATTACACACTTATGTAAAACGGGATTGGAGCGTGTTGCTGGTGAATGATGTGTGGGTGGGTGATGGTCACTCCATGAAATTAAAAGTGGCACATCCTGAACATGGTCGCCCTTTTATTCCGGAGGTGACGTTGATTATGGATACCTCAAGTCGCTTTATTGTGGGTTGGTCGGCAAGTCTTTCGGAAAACGTGTTAGCGGTGGCAGATGCCCTGCGCCATGGAGTGGAACTCTACGGCATACCGGCAATTTATTACTCCGATAACGGGGGAGGTGAGAAAAACTGGGTACTTGATGCCGATATTACGGGGATGTTGCCCCGCTTAGGGATTAATCACCAAACGGGGATACCGGGCAACCCGCAAGGGCGTGGGATTATCGAACGGGTGCATAAAACGATTTTATACCGTGTGGCACGCCAGTTTGATACCTACCACGGTTCAGGGGCTGATCGAGATACGGTTCGCCAAGTAAGCCAAGCAGTGATTTCACTGGATAAAGCCAAACGCAAAGGCGCAACGGAGCTGACATCAAAGCAAAAATGGGCGGAGGGTAAATTGCCAAGCTGGAATCTGTTTTTAGATGCGGTGCAAGAAGCGATTGATTGGTACAACAACGAACACAAGCATAGTGAAATTGGATATATGACACCCGCCGCAAAGCGTCGCCAATTAATGGCGAAAATGAAGGAAGAGGATTTAGTGTTTGTTACACCGGTGGAGGCAAGGGATCTGTTTAGACCAAGTGTATTACGCACGGCACAACGTGGTTGGTTGAAGCTATTTAACAACGATTATTTCAGCACGAAGTTGTTAGATGTGGATGGAAAAAAAGTGCAAGTAGCGTTTGATATTCATGATCCCTCAAAAGTGATTGTGCGAAAACAAGACGGTAGTTTTGTGTGTTATGCGGAATTAGACGGCAATAAACGTGACGCGTTCCCACTTCCATTTGTTGAACAACAACGCAAAGCCCGTCATAACCGTCGCTTGAAACTCAAAATGGAACAGGTAGATGAAATTAATGCGGAATTGAATCCAGTGATTACGATTGAGCATCAAGAGGCTCAATGGGAATTTTTGGTAACCAAGGAAAAGGTAAAAGAGAAAGAGGTTATTCACTTTACTTATACGGATAAAGAGTTTTATGAAAAAAAGAAGGTTAATCAGAGGTGATCTTTAATCATAGATGATATTTCTACGATGGTGTTGTAATGCGCTTCAGGGACTTTTCCATAGTAGCGGGATGTATTTTCAGTAAGAAAATTAATGAGTTGTTCTTCAGAAAGAATTTGCTTCTCAAGTAAAACTTTCAGAATGAATGATATTAAATCAAAGGTTAATGCTTTTTGAGAAACCAGTTCATCAATATGGTTGCGTAAATGTTCAAAATCTAAATTTTGCATATTTCACCTCAAGAAATTAACCAAATTATAGCGAGATTAACAATGAAAGCACAAGAATTAAAAGCCTTTATGGATATGCACAAAATGAACCAAAAACAAGTGGCGACTTTGTTTGATGTATCCATTACCACCGTAAGCCAATATCTAAACGGCAAGTACCCGACCGATACAACGTGGCTGGATGAAAAAGTTGATGAGCTGTTAGCCCGCCAAAAAGCAAAAGTGGTGGAAGCCAAATACAACAATGTTTTTGTTCCAACGATGACGGCAAAAAAGGAATGGAAATTATGCAATTTGCCCAAGCAGAAGGTGAAATTAACGTGATTTATGGTGCGGCAGGTTTGGGCAAGACACAGATGTTAAAACAATATGCGAAAGAACATAGTTCTGCGGTATTGATTGAAACCGATCCAAGCTGCAATCCAAAGGTATTACTCCGCAAGATTGCCGAGGCGGTGGGGGCAAATAGTCGGGGAATTAATAACGATGTGCTCTCCAGCATTGTGGAAAAACTGAAAGGATCAGAACGTTTGCTGATGATTGACGAAGCGGAATTGCTTTCTACCCGTGCATTAGAGTTTATTCGCCGCATTCACGATTTAACCCACTGTGGTGTGATTTTAGCCGGAATGCCCCGCCTTTTAGTGAATTTAAAAGGGAAAAATAACGAACTGGCACAGCTTTATAGCCGAGTGGGGTTTGCCTGTGATTTGGGTAATGCTCTACCCGATGAAGATTTGGCAATGTTGGCAGAAAGTGCGCTAAACACCAGTGAATTTAATGAACCCTTGATTAAAGCCTGTAAGGGCAATGCACGCCGATTAAGCAAATTAATGCGTGGAGTGGTGCGCTCTGCAGAAATTAATGAAACCGCAATCAGTGCGGCGATGATTGAACAGTACAGCAAAATGTTGATCAGCTAAGGAAAAGCTAAGGAGAAGACAATGAGCGAACAAATGAACCGTGTGGCGTATGCGTTAAGACGTGAGGGTGTGCAGATTGTAGCAAGTCAAGATGGGCGTTTCCCTCGTATGGTGATTTTAAATCCGAGCCATCGTTTAATGCAGAAAGCAGTGCAGATGACGACTTATAAAAATGGCGTAAGAACGGTGCGAAATATGGCAACTGAACAAGGTGTAACGGTGTATTGGTAAGGAGGAAAAATGGCACGTCGTCAAATTTATGCCGTCTATCGGGGTGAAGAGAACTTGGGCGACGGCACAGCGGAAGAATTAGCAAAAAAACTGGGTGTACGCCCGAAAACAGTACAAAGCATGAGCGCACAAAAAGGTGCGTGGCGGAAACAATCCAATAAACGATTAATTGTGATCAAGTTAGATAAAGAAGAGGTGTAAAGATGGCAAAAGTAGTGATTGAAGGCAAAACCTATTGGCGTGATGCCAAGGGCAATTTAACGCCCGATGAATTGGTGAAAGAGATTGATAAAGAACGTGATGCCTTGGTACTGGAGTGGATTGAAAAAGGCAAAAAAGTTAGCCAAGCCATTGGTGAATTTAAAGGCGGAGTTTTTGATGACATTCAGGCGTTTATCGAACTCTCTGCGGAAAAATATCAAGCCAAAGTGGGTGGGACAAAAGGCAATATCACGTTATTTAGCTATGACGGTAAATACAAAATTCAACGTGCCATTAACGACCATCTGCAATTTGATGAACGTATTCAAGCGGCTAAAGTGTTGATTGATGAATGTTTAAATGAGTGGAGCGAAGGTTCACGCCCTGAGTTAAAAGCCTTAATTGAACGCGCTTTTAACGTGGATAAAGAGGGTAATTTGAACACTTCCCGCATTTTAGGCTTACGCCGTGTGGATATTCAAGATGAACGCTGGCAAAACGCTATGCAAGCCATTAGCGAGAGTGTGCAAGTGGTGAGCTCTAAAGCCTATGTGCGACTTTATGAACGTGTGGGCGAAAGTGATCAGTATGTGCCGATTACGTTAGATGTGGCGGGGGTTTAGGGATGAACACATTATTACTTATTGCAGCCGGTGCTTTTTTAATTCCATTTTGTTTTGGTTTGGGTTGCATGTGCGCTTTTAAATTAGTGGAAAAATTGGTTGATTAAAACCCTTTTCAACGCTCTTTAAACCCGCTTTAAGGGGCGTTTATAAAGTGTTTTAACCCATAGGAGAAAATGATGAGTAAGAATATCAATAAATTCGACCGCTTTAAGTATTACAGCAGCCAAGCGGCAAAAAATGAGCGTAAAGGCGAATTGCAAGATGCGAAAGAGCAATGGGCAATAGCAGAATTAAATGCGCCGGGCGTTAAAAATCGGGAATGGTGCAAACATCGTGCGGCATTTTGTGAACGTGTATTGAGAAAACCGTTTTAGGAGGAAGTGATGGAGAAATATATCGCACGTTTTTATTGCTTAGTTGAGGCAGTAGTCGAGGCTGAAAGTAATGAGCAAGTGTTGGATAAATGTGATTTAAACACTTTTGATATAAACAGTTTACCGCACAAAATCATTGAAATTGATGATGTGGTTGAGGTGGAGGAAGTATGAAAAAAACAGATGTTGCCCAGCAAATTGTCGATATTCAGACTTTATTGGAAATAGCAAAAGATAATGTATTGGAAGATAGAAATGATGATGCGTTGAAATTATTGCAACGTGCAAGATGGGAAATGAAATCAGTGGCGTGGAAGGTTGCGCCGGTGTTGGGGAGATTAGGATGAATAAATATGAATACATCTTGTTAGAGGATTTTGATAAAGATTCTAGTGCAGAAGAAATCCTGAAATATCTTGAAGGCGAAATCTGGACTAATTTCGAGAGTAATAGCAGTTATCTTAGCTTTGTTGCTGAACATATTTTGGAGGAAAATCATTACAAGTGGGAAGTTTATGACGAGGATGATGGTGTATGTCTTGCAGTAAAAGAAGCAGGTAACGAAACTTTTGAGGTTTATTGGGTGCATCCTTGGTATAAATTCACTGCAGATAGCGACTTTATGTTTGATAAAGATGATTTTAAGTCAATAGAAGAAAGTTTTGTTTAAAACTCATTTACAGCCCATTCAAATCTCCCCTAGCCCCTCTTTGCGAAAGAGAGGGATTTAAGCGGGCTGAATAATGTGTTTTACGACAGGAGAAAAAATGAAAATTACCGATCAACAACTATTGGATTATATTTGGGATGAAACACTCTCTGCCATAGTAAGAAACACTTTCGTCCGTTATATGGGGAACGAATTAGGAACTTATTCTTTGGACGTTGCGACGAGTGAACCTAGCGGATTTGCAGTTTTACACCGAATTAATCTTTATGCAGGGGCACCCTTAAGCCAAAGTCGATTTAGAACCCGCATAAAAAAACTGATTTCTCAAGGTAATTTATTACCAAGGTTGGGTTATGACGGGCGTAGTTTTGTTATTAACTCTATTCACTTAGCACCAGCTGTGTTGAAGACTGTTAAATTATGGCAAGAAGCAGGCTTACCTTTTGGATATGAAGGTGAAGGTTATATTAAGAGTTGTAAAACAATACCGGCGGAGGGATTGGATTTATTTGCTCTTTCGCAGGGTTTTTATCAAATTTTGAGAAAAGAGTACCCGAGTTATATGTAAAACCCATTTACAGCCCATTTTAACCGCACTTTAAGTGGGCTGAATAATGTGTTTTATCAAGTAAGGAATGAAGAATGAAATTATGCCGTTGTCCTGTTTGTCATTCAGACATTCATCTCGACCAATTATTAGAAGATGATGCCGGGCGTGAGATGTTGGGGATTATTGCGGGGCTTAAAGGCAATAACGCACGGGCGTTAGTGAGTTATATTGGCTTGTTTCGTCCTGAAAAGTCAGGGTTATCCAATAGTCGTGCAGTGAAATTAATGCGTGAGGTGTTGGCACTGTATCAGCCTAGCCCCCTTCTTGCCCATGCACTCACCGAAACCGTGAATGCGGTGATGAAAAATCGTCGTGAAGGGAAAAATGCCGTGGCACTCAATAATCATAATTACCTGAAAAAAGTCTATGAAGGGGCAAAGCCTTTGTTTGCGGTGGTGCGTAATGAAGGCAAAGTTGATATTAAAACCGCCGAGCAACAGGCTGAAGAGAAACGTATCGCTGATATTCAATACATTGAGCGCTATGCGGCGGTGGGTCAGTTAGAAATTGTAAAAAATATGCCTGAGTATGCTACATGGTTGGCGTGGAGAGTGGAAAAGGAGAACGATTATGCCGCGTAAAGCATTAATGGCTAAGATCCATATCGGTAAAAAACACTTGGGGCTTGATGAAGAGACTTATCGTCAATTCCTTGCCAATCTCACGGGTAAAACCAGTTGTGCCGCAATGACCGAAGAGGAATTGCACAAGGTATTGGGTGAAATGGTGAAAAAAGGCTTTAAAGTGCGGTCGGCATTTTGGATAAATCGTGCCGCACCGAGAGACGATAAGAAAATTTATTTGGCAAAAATTACCGCACTTTTGGCAAAACACGGTTTGCCAAAGGAATATGCGGACGGCATTGCAAAGCGATCTTTTAAAGTGGATTTTGTGCATTGGTTGCACCCTTGGCAGTTGAAAAAGGTGGTGCAGATGTTGTCGGTGTATGATAGCAATAAAAAGGCGTTGTGAAAATAGATAGGTCGGTGTAAATTAAAGGCTCTTTTGAGCCTTTTTTATTGGAGGAAATAATGAAAAAATTATTGACAATTTTAGCTCTTTCAATACCTTTATCCACGTTTGCTGTTGATGCTGAATTTACACAAAAAGTAGCAGATATTAGCGTTGGTTATGTAGTGGAAAGAGATTCATTGCCTTATAAACGGGCAAAAACAGCATTGGAAAACGTGGAAAAATTGTGTTTAGAACAAACTGCAGAGAAAACAGCTAATCAGTCTGAAGCAGCGAGTCAGGTTTTAAGAAAACATAATATTTCTGCGAATATTATTGATGTATTAGAAGTTGTTGCAACGTTAAAGCCTCAAACACAACAATCTTGCCAAGATATTATCACTCAATATGCTCAATTACGGGAAAATGCAACACACACCGATGCGACTGTTCAGTTAAATGCTTTGTATAAAACACTAAAAAAATAAATCCGTATTTCCCGCCTCGTGCGGGATTTTTTTCATCTTTATCCTGCAAAAATTCCTAACTTTTAAAAATCCCGTGTTAAATTGCGCCAAAATGTGATTTGACAGGGGGTGATTATGCAGTCTCAATTTGAACGTGTTGCCGATTGTCTGCCAGAGGTGGTGCTGGAAATGGTGGAACTGGTCGGGTTTAATGATGTGGAGAAAATTGTTCATCAATTTGGTGGGGTGAACTTTCTTTTTTCTGATGGTAAGGTGTATTTCCCTAAGCTCAAAGCCTTAATTGGGTTGGAAAGTGCGGTGAAATTGCGCCGTTATTTTAAATCAGAGCGGGTCTATATTCCCCGTTGTGAAGTGGCATTGCGTTTATTACGCAATGAGCGGCTAAAAGCTGATTTTGATTTTATTACGCAACAAGAGAAAAAAAGCGGACGTATGGCGATGTTAGAGCTTTGTAAAAAATACCAACTTTCTGACCGCCATGCGTGGGATATTGTTCGCACACTTCAGTCGATGTCACCCTATCAACATCAACAAGCCGCACTTTTTTGAGTGTCGGCGTGTGGAACTCCCTCCTCCATTCAACGCAATCTTTTTATTACACAATACCCTCAATTCTGACAATGAATGAGGGTATTTTTTATGTCTTTAACTTTTCAGCAAATTTTTGACCGTCTTATCGGACATGAGGGCGGTTATGTCAATGATCCACGCGACCCCGGTGGCGAAACGAACTGGGGGATTACAAAACACACGGCACGGGAAAATGGCTATATGGGCTCAATGCGTGCAATGACCCGTGAACAAGCCTTTAAAATTTATCATTCCGCATTTTGGGTGCGTTATCAGTGCGAAAAAATGCCGTCTGCCGTGGCATATCAATTCTTTGATGCGGCAGTCAATCACGGTTTAGGTAATGCAAGCCGGATGTTGCAACGTGCGGTCAATGTAGCGGATGACGGTGTTATCGGTAATTTCACTCTTGCTGCTATTAAGAAAATGGCAGTTTCTGATGTGATTATGCGTTTAAATGCGGAGCGTTTGGAGTTTTACTGCAAATTATCCACTTTTGCGACCTTCGGTAAAGGTTGGGTACGTCGTGTGGCAGGCAATTTGAAATATGGAGCAATGGACAATGAAGTTTAAATTTTTAGGTGTGTTTAAACGGATTTTTAACCGATTTTTTCAACATCGTCAAAAACCGTTGACTTATCGACCATACTTTTTCAGCAAAAATCGACCGCACTTTTTTAGCAAAAATGCGTGGAGTTATGTCCGCCGTGGTAAGCCTACTCCGGCGGAAGTGATTACGTGGAGATTGTACGATGAGCAATAAATTTGTTGAGTTATTTACGAATAATGACGGACGAGCCAGTACCACAGGTTTTATCCAGTTTTTTGGCTTTTTAGTGATGGCGGGTGTGTTGGTTTATTCGGTGTATTTAGACCGTGCTATTACCACGGATTTGTATTTTTATTTTGCCTGTTTCTGTGGTGGTTCTGCTGCAACAAAAGGTGCGGTTGCCGCTTATCAAGCCCGTGAGCGAAACAAGATACCGGAAAATAAGACGAAAGAAAGCACACCGGAAGAGGAATGGACTCCTCCACCATTTGGACCAAGGGGAATGTGATGAATATTCAAATGATGTTATTAGCCATTATCAGTGGGCTGATAGTGGTTGGCTATATCTGGCATAAGTTTAGCCAAGCAAGCCGTGAGATTGACCGCTTATTAAAAACCAACGTGCGACTTGAACAAGAAAAAGTCGTATCAGAGACGAAAGTCAAACATTATGAAACAAGGAAAAATCATGAAGAAAACAGTCGCCATGCTGACCGCTCTTCTCTTATTGACAGCTTGCAACAATCCGGTGACCTCCGTGATTAATCCAAGCTGTGCCGGATTTTCGCTGATTTCTGCCAGTAGGCAGGATACCACCGAAACCCTACGCCAAATTAAAGTGCATAACGACACCTATCGGGAAATTTGCCGCAAGCAAGGAGGCAATGATGGACGATAAGTGGTTTATTGGGTTAGGCACAACACTGATTGTCAGTCTTGTGGCTTGGGCGTGGAAATCGGTGAATGAAAAGGTTAATGGCAATGAGCGATCAATTCAAGCACTGGAAGAAAAAGTCCATCGGGAATTTCAAAGTAAAGAATTGGCAAATGTGAAAGATCAACATATGCACCAAGTTCTCACGGAGATTCGTGAGCAGTTAAAAGAAATCAATAAAAAGTTAGATTTAAAGGCGGATAAATGACAGAAAAAGAACAAACTAACGCCAAGCTAGATGAAATCTTAAGTTTAACACGGCAAGTCAATCATAAAATCGACCGTTTAGACGGGCGTGTCGATGATATTGATGTGCGCTTGGCGCAAGTCGAAAAAAACTTAGCCAAATTGGGCGTGAAAGCGGCTGTGATGGGCGGTTTAAGCGGCTTGGTGGTATCGGTGGGGTTTGAATTAATCAAAGCCAAATTTGGGGGCTAAGATGGCACACGATGAAAAAACTAAGGCGGATGTGCGCCGTTATTATGTGTTTGATTGCTTAACCTTAGAAACCGCTGCAGAGAAAGCCAAAGTTTCTTATAACACGGCTCGCCGTTGGAAGCGTGAAGCCGAAGCCCGTGGTGATAACTGGGATAAGGTTCGTGATGCGAACACCATGGCAAGCGGTAAAGTGGAAGATGTGGCACGCGGTATGTTGACCACGTTTGTGCTTTATTTTGAAAATACCATGGAAGAACTCCGCCAAGCGGAAAATTTGCCGGTGAGTGAAAAAGCGAAATTGATTCAGGGCTTGGGTGATAGCTATTCCAAAATGGTGGCAAGCAGTAAGCGGTTATTGCCGGAGGTGTCAGAATTGGCGGTAGCAATGCGAATCGTTGAATTATTCGGTGAATATATTAATCAACACCATACCGCATTAATGGAGCCTTTTATTAACGCACTAAAAGGATTTGGCGAACTGGTCGAAAAGGAGTTTAAGAAATGAACCTTATCTCTTTTATTTTTGTCATTGCTGCCTGTCTTTCTGCCCGTGATGGTGGGGATTGGGGCTGGTGGGTATTTTTTGCGATATTGGCGAGTGATTAAATGAAAAGCAAAGATTTTCTAAAAGAATTAGCAGCGTATGCGGACAGCCTGCGTCAAAAATTAGAAGCCTCTTTTGAAGGGTGGGACGACACACCCGAAGCGGTGGTTGCACGGCGCAAAAAAGTGTTAGATCCGGTTTCGGGCTATGACTTTTTTGTGTCGAATTATTTTCCGCATTATGTGCGTTCAAGTAGCCGTTCGCAGTTGCATGATTATCTGTTCTCCGAACTCCCCACCGTCTTGCAATCTAATCAATCTGTCAATATGGCGACTGCGGCACCTCGTGGTGAGGCGAAGTCCACATTGGTGTCACAATTATTCTCCCTTTATTGTTTAGTCACAAAACAGAAAAATTACGTATTAATTGTGATGGATTCGATTAATCAGGCATATCCAATGTTGGAATCCATCAAAGTGGAATTAGAGTTTAATCAACGTTTAAGAATTGATTTTCCGGAAATTGCGGGGCAAGGACGGGTGTGGCAGGCTACGACAATTTTAACCAAAGCGAATCAAAAAGTTGAAATTGCCGGTTCGGGTAAAAAATTACGAGGGTTACGTCACGGGGCATATCGTCCCGATCTTGTTGTACTGGACGACATAGAAAATGACGAACAAGTGCGAAGTGCGGAACAACGGGATAAATTGCACACTTGGCTGAAAAGTACCGTGCTTCCGCTGGGTGTACCGGGTGAAAAGTTGGACGTGGTGTATATCGGGACAATCTTGCATTACGACAGCGTATTAAACCGCACGTTGGCAAGTAAGGCATGGAAAACCGCTAAATTTAAAGCCTTAATCAAACAGCCTGATGATATGGCGTTATGGGATAAATGGGAAGATTTTTATCTTAATGAGGGCGAAGCGGTTGCGGATGCCTTTTATCAGGCGAACAAAGCGGCAATGGATAAAGGTGCGGAGGTCAGTTGGGCGGCACGTCCAATACTCACATTGATGAAGATTCGGGCGCGTGACGGACACGCTACCTTTGATTCGGAATATCAAAATGATCCGTTAAGTAGTGATGATGCCATGTTTGCCAATAGTCTTATTTACTGGACGGAATTGCCGGATGATTTGATCTATTTTGGTGCGCTTGACCCCTCAATGGGAAAAGCCGGGGCAAGTCGTGACCCTTCAGCGATTTTAGTCGGAGGGTATCAACGCTCCACCGGGAAATTATATGTAGTAGAAGCACAAGTGAAAAAACGTCTGCCCGATTTAATCATTGAAGATGTGATCCGTTTGCAACGGCAATACCGCTGTCAGCGTTGGTTTGTGGAAACCGTACAGTTTCAGGAATTTTTGAAAGATGAGCTGGTAAAACGTTCGGCCCAACGGGGGTGTCCTGTGCCAGCTACGGCAACGAAACCGAACACGGACAAGATGTTGCGTATCGAAAGTTTGCAACCTCACATGGCAAACGGGTTGATTTTACTTCACGCCTCTCAAGTCACGCTCATCGCCCAGTTACGACATTTTCCTAAAGCCGACCATGATGATGGACCGGATGCATTGGAGATGTTATGGCGTAATGCAGTGACGAATTCTGCCCCAATTGAATGGGTGGGGCTAAATGATTTGGAAGGTGATGATGAGTTGGATGATTTATACAGCATTTGGCGCAGTTAAGGTGGGATAAATGGGATTTTTAGATAAAGTAAAAGGCTTTTTTAAGGTTGATGAAACCGAAGAAACACAAACCGATGAAGCGAATGTAACAGCAACCGGACGGGTACTTGATGATCACCCTTCTGCCCAAATCACCCCGGGGAAACTCAAAAGCATTTTAGAGGATGCGGAAAACGGGGATATTCAGGCACAACATCAACTCTTTATGGATATTGAAGAGCAAGATTCAAGCATTGCTGCCAATATGATGACCAGAAAGCGGTCTGTGCTAACACTTGATTGGCGTATTGTTGAGCCACGTAATGCGACACCTGCTGAAGAAAAACTGCAAGCGGAAATTGATGAGTTATTTTATCAATATCCGAACCTTGAAGATTTATTTGTGGATTTAATGGATGCCGTAGGACATGGCTTTGTCGCACTTGAAATCCAATGGGCGCAAGTAGAGGGAAAATGGGTGCCGAAAGGCTTTAAACCTTGCCCGCAATCTTGGTTTAACCTTGATAAACGCGATAATCTTTTACTTCGTACGCCGGATAATCCGATGGGTGAACCATTACGCCCCTTTGGGTGGGTGGTGCATCGTCATAAATCCCGTTCCACCCAGTTGGCACGTGACGGGTTATATCGCACTTTAGCATGGCTTTATATGTATAAGCATTATTCCGTGCGTGATTTTGCGGAGTTTTTAGAGCTTTACGGCATGCCGATTCGCATCGGTAAATATGGTGCGGGTGCAACTAATGCGGAAAAACGCACCTTGCTACGTGCTTTGGCAGAAATCGGACATAATGCAGCGGGTATTATGCCGGAATCAATGCAAATTGAGTTACACAATGTGGCGAGTACAGGGGCTGGAGCGGGCAATAATCCCTTTTTACAAATGGTGGATTGGTGTGAGAAATCTATCGCCCGCTTGATTTTAGGGCAAATCCTAACCAGTGGTGCAGATGGGAAAAGTTCCACTAATGCACTCGGTAACGTTCATAATGAAGTGCGTCGTGATTTGATGATAAGTGATGCCAAACAAATTGCACAAACCATCACTAAGCAAATTATTTTGCCGTATTTACAAATTAATGTTGATCCGAATATTGCCCCCCATCGTGTGCCGTATTTTGAATTTGACACCAAGGAATATGAAGATCTATCTATTTTTGCCGATGCGTTGCCGAAACTGGTGGAAATCGGGGTGAAAGTACCTGAAACATGGGCGAGAGATAAATTGGGTATTCCGGAAGCCCAAGAAGATGACGAGCTGTTAAAACCCCTTCAAAGCGAATTTAAAACGGATTTAAACGAGGATAAAACCGCAAAAAAAACGACCGCACTTTCTACCCATGTGATGGGGTGTCAGTGTGACGGTTGTTTGGGAAAAGTGGTGGCGTTGTCTGCAAAATCAGGGGGAAAAGATGAGCAGGCTTTGTTAGACGAAAGTTTAGATGAAGCGTTGGAACAGGTGGATTTTAACCAATAGCTTGATCCGATGGTGCAAAAAGCGGTGCGGGTGATGTTGTCTTGTCACTCTTATGAGGAAGCGCAAGAAAAACTCGCTACGCTTTATCCGGATCTCACGGCAAAAGCTCACCATGAGTATTTAACCCGTGCGATATTTTTATCAGAATTGTTAGGGGCGAGCCATGCCAAACCTTAATTTTGCGCTAGGCTTACCATCGAAGAAAGCCATTGAATTTTTAAAAAGCAAAAAAGCCTTTTTAGATCATATTGACGAAAAAGGCTTAATGGAGAGTGCAAGGGCGAAAGCTGCCCGTATTGCTAACCTTTCCAGTCTTGAGATGACGAAAGATATTTATCAGTCTTTGATTGAGGCACAACAGCAAGGGCAATCTTTCGCTGAGTGGAAAAAAGGCATTTTTGAACATTTTAAAAAGAAGGGCTGGATTGCCGGCTATGATAAAGGTTACTTATTGGCTGATCCGAAAACCGGGGAATATTTTGGCACGCCACGGCGGTTAGAAACCATTTATCGCACCAATATGCAAGCGGCTTTTTCGAGCGAGCGTTATCAACAAATGCGGGATAATGCGGATAGTCGCCCTTATTGGCAATATTCAGCAGTTAATGATGATCGGACACGCCCAAGCCATTCAGCCATGAATGGCTTGGTTTATCGCTATGATGATCCTTTTTGGAACGTGTTTTATCCGCCTAATGGGTTTAATTGCCGCTGTTCGGTGATTGCTTTGGCTGAACGGGATATTGAACGGCGTAATCTTGTAGTAGGCAATGGTGAAGGGCGATTAGTTGATTATGAGCGCAAAATCAATGCCACGCAAACGGAAAAAACCACGGCATTTAAACTCTCTGATGATAAATGGGTGGTGACCGACCGTGGGTTTGATTATAACGTGGGACGTACCACTTACAAGCCGAATTTGGATGATTATCCGGAGAGCTTAGCACATCAGTTTGCCAAACGTGAAATGGGTGGTGAGGGGTTTAAATTTGATTTTAGACAGTTTGAAAAAGACTTCTTTCCTTACATTGAGGATTATAAAAAACTCAAAGGCAGTAGAGAACGTGAGGATTTTTTAAAGCCTATTCGTGAACGGTTTAGAATGGAGTATAAATTTACTGCGGGTGTATTAAGTAAGGAAACTAAAGCTCAGATTAACACAGGGCTTTCCACAGTTTGGCTTTCAGATGATACGCTGATTAAACAAATTGCCAATCGCTATGGGCAAGATTTTGATTTTAATGATTACGCTCTTTTGCCTGACGTATTATATACACCGGATAAAATTGAACCTGATGGCACAAATAGCTTTAGATTTTATAAAAAAGTTGGGGCAAGAAGATTAGTTGCAGTGATTAAAGTGTTAAATGAAACTGGAGAAATTTATTTAACATCTCAACGTTTGGCAAGTGAAAAACAATGGCAAAAAGCCTTTAAATAAATTAAGTCGCTCGGTGGGACTCGAACCCCCCACACATCAATCCCTGCACCAATAGCATTCGTTCACAGTTGTCGAGATTCACTGTAGCGAGCGACTGAGGACACTATAACGATGATTGAAATAAAAATCAACAATGAAAAAGAAGTAGTGGCATTGCTGGAACAAGTGGCGGAAGGAATTCGTTATAATGTTCCGCTTATGCGTACTATTGGCGGTACAATGCAAAGCGCAGTAGATCAGAATTTTGAGGCGGGCGGTCGCCCGAAATGGCTGGGGGTGAAAAGCCGTCCCGGTGGTTCTCCGTTGATTGATAGTGGCGCATTGCGTAATAGTATTCACGCGAGTTGGGATAATGATGAAGCGCAAGTGGGGACAAATTTAAAATATGCGGCGATTCATCACTTTGGCGGTAAAACAAAACCGCACAAAATAAAGCCCGTCACCAAGAAAGCCTTGGCATTTGGCGGTATTGTGCGTAAGTCGGTGAATCACCCCGGAAGTCAAATTCAGGCACGTCCTTTTCTTGTTTTAACCCCACAAGACGAGGCGGATATTTTGGACGATGTACAACATTATTTTCAACAGTTGATGAAATAAATCAAAAATCGCCCTAAATCAAGCATAGGGCGATTTTCTTTTTTATGGGTATCATTTTTCAAGTTTAAATTTTTAAAACAATTTAAAGCGGTTTTAAAGCGTTTTAAAATGGGTTTAAAATAAAATTCAATTCTTCATTCTTTATTTCTTATCCTAAAGAGCGTGTGGAACTCCCTCCCCTCTTTTCATTTTTACTGTTCCGTTATTCTGCAACCCTAAGATTGATTTTTTAAGGATTGCAAAATGAAACTCACCCTTGCCGCTTGTAGTTTTGAACTTGATAAAGCGAAGCATGGTCGTATCCAGCTTTTGCCTTACGGTCGCTTTCGTGCAACAGACGGCAGACCAACCGATGTGGAGGCATGGTATGTAACGGACAGTAATGGGGCTGATGTGGTAGCTCTTGCCAATCGTCAGAAAAATCCCCTTCCTATTGACTACGAACATCAAATTATTCATTCCCAACAAAACGGTAAAGAAGCACCCAGTGCGGGTTGGATGGAATATTTCTATTTTACCCCTCAAGGTATTTTTGCCGATGTACGTTGGACGGACAAAGCCGCAGAGTACATTAAGAAAGGCGAATATCGCTACATTTCTGCCGTATTTGCTTACGATACGAATGGTTACGTCCGCAAAATCTTTCACGCCGCATTGACCAACAACCCCGCTTTAGATGGGATGGAAGAAGCTATGGTTGCTGCCAGTGCGCAATTTTTACTTCAAACAGAGGATAAAACCAAAATGGACAAAGAACTCCAAGCAGCATTAGTTGCCTTGTTTGCGTTACAAGCAAGTGCAAGTGAGGCGGAAATTAAAGAAAAAGTGACCGCACTTTCAGCCGCTAAGGGTGATTCACCGGTGGCATTAATGGATGTGTATGCCAAGTTGAAAGAAAAAGAACAATCTGTGTCGGCATTGACTGCTCAAGTGGGTAACCCTGATCCGGCTAAGTTTGTGCCTGTGGAACAGGTCGCCGCTTTGCAGGCGGAGTTTAGTACGCTGAAAGCATCAGTGGAAACCGACAAGAAAAGCACCCTAATTGAAACTGCACTATCTCAAGGGAAACTACCACCGACGCTAAAAGATTGGGCTTACAGTTTAGATGTCGCCGCATTAACGGCTTATTTAGACAAAGCCCCAACCATTGCCGCATTAAGCGGTGAGCCACAAGCCAAAGATGATCCGAATCAGAAAGTGGTGGCGTTAAGTGCGGGAGAAGCGGCAGCCGCTAAAGCCTTAGGTTTAAGTGAACAAGAATATGCAACAGCTTACAAGGAGCAAAAATAATGGACAAATTTAAAAAATCGGAACTTTTAAACGCCCTAGACCAAGCCTTTAAAAAAGAGTTTAGCGGCGGCTTAAATTTGGTGACGCCACAATGGTCGGAAGTTGCAATGAAAGTATCAAGTTCCACTGAAACGAATACCTACGGTTGGTTAGGTCATTTCCCTAAACTTCAAGAATGGGTGGGTAAACGCCGTTTACGCAAAATGCAAGCCCAAGGTATGCAAGTCACCAACAAACTTTTTGAAAGTACCGTGGCAATTCCTCGTACCAATATTGAAGATGATCAGGTGGGATTATTTAGTCCGATGGTGAAACAAATGGGGCAAAGTGCCGCAGAATTGCCGGATGACCTAGTCTTTAGCTTACTTAAGCAAGGTAAATCAACGCTTTGCTATGATGGACAAAACTTTTTTGACGATGACCACCCAGTCTATGCCGAAGTAGATGGTACAGGTGCTCAAACCGTCCAAAGCAACATTACCAAAGGTTCTCAAGCGGGTAAGCCGGCATTTTATGTGTTGGATACCACCAATTCAATTAAGCCGCTTATTTGGCAAGAACGTACACGTCCTGAAATTGAAACAAAATTTGATCCATCCAAATCCGATACGGTCTTTATGGAAGATCAATATGTGTGGGGTGTGCGAGCCCGTGGTAACGCCGGCTTTGCATTCTGGCAGTTAGCCCACCGTGTAGAGGATTCGGAACTTACCGAACAGGTGTTAATGGATGTCATTTCTAAGATGAAATCATTAAAAGGTGATGGCGGTAAGTTACTTAATATCCGTCCGAATGTGTTGCTCGTACCACCTTCACTTGAGTATGCGGCGAAGAAATTGTTAGAAGCCGAGATTATCAACGGCACATCTAATGTATTGAAAGGCACATTAAAAGTGATGGTGTCATCGCAAATTGTTGAGTAATCAATATATTGAAATGGTGGGCTTAAGCCCACCTTAGGAGAAAAAATGGCTCGTAAAAGACAAACTACTCAATCAGAAAAGGATAAAAAACTTAATACTCCGCCTTCCGATACCCCAAAAAATGATCCTCCTGTTCAGGATAACGGACAAGAAATGGATAAAGATAAAGTATCGGATAAACCACCAAAACCGGATGAAAACAACGATACCGCACCGCCTAAGCCCGAAGGGCATATTATTGAGCCGGTTGCCTATGCGGTGAAACTACGCAGTATTCACCCGCAAGCCAGCTACGGGCGTGCCGGTTTCCGTTTCACCAAAACCGAGGAAACGGTGATTGAGGTTAGTGATATTACCCCTGAACAAGTCATTTTATTGGCGGAAGATCCTTGGTTGGAACTTGTACCGATTTGTGAGGAATAATCCGTGAATTACGCCAGTGTGAAAGACTTTGTATTGCGTGTGGGTGAGGTGCAAGCCATTGAATTGACTGACCGGGATTTGCTTGGTGAAGTTAATGAAAATTTGCTTGAAGTCGCTTTGGCGGACAGCTCAAGTCAAATTGATGGTTATTTGGCAGCCCGTTACACCTTGCCCCTTGCTACTGTACCACAAAATCTTGTACGACTTTGCTGTGATTTAGCTCGCTATCGTTTAGCCAGTATGTCGCACGTAACGATTACCGATGAGATTATTGAACGCTATAAATTAAGCCTGAAAGAGTTACAGGATATTAGTACAGGCAAGGTCTCACTTGGTTTACCGTTGGCAGACGAAGGAGCGGACGGTCAAGACAATGGCGTGATTTTTACTAATCCAAAAAATAGGATTTTTAGCCGTGATAACACAAATTGAACAAGCCTTAGTGGAGCGTTTACAGCGTGGATTGGGGCGATTAGTTAGTACAGTGAAAAGCTACGGTGGCGAGCTGGATGATAGTCTTAGCACCTCGCGTTTACCAATTTGTTTAGTGACCTTTGGTGGGTCACGCATTGAACGAATGGGGACGAATGCCAGACGACACCAATCCACCGCTAATTTTGTGATTATCGTTGCTGTCAATTCCTTGCGCAGTAACCTCGCCGCCCGACAAGGGGGCGTGGATAAGCGTGAGGTTGGGGTTAATCAGTTGATTACCGCAGTCCGTCGTTTGCTGGATTCGCAAACTTTAGGGCGATTAGTAAAACCATTAAAACCCACTAAAGTGCGTACGATTTTCAACAACGCTACATTCAAAGGAGGGGCTGTTACTGCTTATGCGATTGAGTATGACGCAGTGTATAACGATTTAGAACCACTTGAAGATGGCTTATTTCCGGAAAAAACCCGTGATGTTGAAAATCCTGATTATGTGTTTAGCCATTATCAAGGGGAACATTCAGAACCCGCCCCGATGTTAGAACACATCGGTGGCAATATTTATGATCCGACAAATAGCGCAAGTGTGCCGTTTGAGGTGGAGACAAGAAAATGAAAAAACATTATTTAACCGCAATTTTATGTGCTGCTGTCGCAATCTCTGCAAATGCGGCGGTTGTCCCTATTGCTGCAACCACTGCCGCTACAACTGCCGGAATAGCAGCCAATAACAATGCTCGGAAGCAGACTGAAACAAGAAAACACGCTGAACAGCAAGCACAAGTAGTGACGCAGATTGCACAACAAGGCGGATTAACTGTTGAGGCAGGTAGCGGACACGTGATTATCCGTTGTGAATGGGTAAAAGGTGGGCTATGCCAAAAAAGAGTACTCAGTGATGAGGGCTGGTTTCGTAGTTACAAATATGTATCGGTAACACCGGAGGAATTTGCCAAGGAGGAGGGGTACAACAAAGTACATCGCATCACGTTGCTCCCCCTTTATGACAATACTTGGTTAGCACTTGATGTGAGCAAGGAGTGAAAATGAAAGTTAAAGCAAAACCCGGCATTAAAGTGCCGATGGAAAATCAACCCTATGTCTATATTGAACAGGCGGTCGTTGAGGTTGAACCGACAGTATATTACCAACGTCGTATTCAGGATGGTGATTTAATTGTGGTGAGTGAATCTCGCCCACGTAAACAACAGGAGAAAAACAATGGCTGATACCAACATTGAATTTGACAATATCCCGACCAGTATTCGTCAGCCGGGTGTTTATACGGAATATAACGCCCGTAATGCGGTCAGCACATTACCGACTAATGAGCAAAACGTATTAATTGTTGCCCCGATGTTGGGTGGTGAAACCGCCTTTAGTGCGCCAACGCCGATTTATTCCGATACAGATGCAAAAAATGCTTTTGGCGCAGGCTCTTGGGCGCATTTGATGGCACGTGTGGCTATTCAGAACAATGCTATGATTCGCCTCACTGCAATCGGCTTAAAGGACAACGAGGCGGGTGTTGCCGCTACCGGTTCTATTGAATTAAGCGGTACAGCCACGACTGCCGGTGTGTTAAAAGTAGTGATTGGCGGTGTGGATTATGCGGTCGCCATTAGCAAAGCGGAAACAGCAGAGTACGTTGCAAGTCGCTTAAATGCCGTGATTAATGCCGGTGAATATTGCCCGGTAAGTGCAACGGTGGAAGAAGGCACGGTGAGCCTTATTGCAAAATGTAAGGGGGAAATCGGCAATGAAATTGATGTTACTGCGAAAATTACTGCAGGTGATATGGCGGTGAATGCGACTACCCTTGCCAATGGTGCGGAAAATGCGGATTTATCTTCCGCACTTGCGAGCATTGCGGGTGAACATTATCACGTCATTATTTCACCGTTTGCCGACGATAAAAATGCGAAAGCCTTGCGTGAGCATTTAGATACGGTAGCAAGCCCAATGGAGAAAAAAACGGGTGTGGGCGTGTTAGGTTGGCGAGGTTCAATGGCGAGTGGTACAACTTATGCCGGAAAAATTAACGACAAGCGTGTGACCGTGGGTTGGTACAAAGGCGCGGTTGAATCTAACGCGTTAATCGCCGCAGGATTCGGGGCAATTATTGCAAGGGAAGAAGACCCGGCAAAACCGCTTAACACACTTGAAATTAAAGGTTTAACGCCTGTTAGTGTAACGGAAACGCCACTTAAAACCGAAGTGAACCAATCTTTATTTAACGGTTTAACGCCAATTATGGTGGTGAATAATCGGGTGCAAATTGTGCGTGCCATTACCACTTACACGAAATCCCCGGCGAATGTGGATGATCCGGCTTGGTTAGATTTAACCACGATTCGCACCTTGGACTACACCCGTAAAGCTATTGAACAGCGTATTGCGTTACGTTTCCCTCGGTCAAAATTATCTAATCGTACGCCGCCAAAAGTAAGGTCGGAAATTTTAGATGTGCTTTATCGCTTAGAGAATCTCGAAATTCTTGAAAACGTGGATATGCACAAAGGGAAATTGCTCGTTGTACGCAACGGACAAGATCCAAATCGTTTAGATACGGCAATTCCGGCTGATGTAGTAAACGGCTTGCACGTAGTGGCAAACCGCATTGATTTAATTTTATAGGGGGGCGTAAATGGAAAAATATGCAGGCTCTGCCGTGCTTGAAGTGGACGGCATTGAGATTGAGATCACGGATTTGAATATTACCAAACAAACCGGACGTAAGTTGGTAAAAACCATGAACTCGGAAGGACGTGCGCGTGGTTTTGCCCAAGGGATTGCTACATGGGAAATTGCGCTTACTGCGGCACTGCCGATTGACGGTTCTGAAATTGATTGGGTGGCGATTCGTGATGCCAAAATCACCATTTACCCGCTTAATCAAGAGGATAAACGCACCTCTTACCTCGGTTGTTTTACCACCCAAGTGGGCGAAAAATACACCGTGGATAATGAAGCTGTGATTGATATTCAAATGAATGCGTTGAAAGAGGTGAAAGAATAATGCGTTTATTGTTAGGTGTTCCTTATCAAGGCAAACGTTATTTTGATGTTGAGGCACGTTTGCTTACCTTGGGTAGAGAATGTGCCGCTCTTGAGAAAATTGCCGAGTTGGGTTTGGATAGTAAAGAAAAGCTCAATAAAGCCGAGCAGATGTTAGTGGATTTGGCGTATTTATCCGAGCAATTTAAGGTCATAGGCATACCGAAAGATAAGCTCACACCGCAATTTTTGCTGAATAATCTTGCCACCGATGATTATGTGCTGATAACCGAAGCCATTGCGGAATTGCGAAAAAAGCATATCGCCGATGGGGACAACCCGAATCCGCCAAACGGCGAATAAAACAACGCTATGGCTTGTTTGAAGCCGAGAGAAATTACCGAAGTGCGGTGATTTTATTGGCGAAATTCGGGTTTACTGCACAAGATGTCCGGGCGATGTGTCATGCAGAAGTTGCCGCTTGGATAGCAAGCTGGCAGACTTCGCAAGGGATTAAAATGCAGGCAGAAAAAGGCAACACGGTGCATTACAACCTTATGCGTCGTAAAAATAAAGGGGCATAAGCCCCTTTTTTTGTGGATTTAAAATAAGTTTAAAAAGGGTTTAAACATGACACAAATGACATTGGCGTTGGCATTAAAAGCACAAGATTATGCCAGCCGTGTGATTAATCAAATGCGTGGTAATGTCAATAAAATGGCTGATGAGCAACAACGTCATGCTCAACGCACTGCGCAAGTGACACAAAAAAGCTATCAGAGTGTGCAAGAGGCAATGCGCGCAAGGGAACGCTTGGGGATTCGCAGTGAGAATGCGATTCAAGCGGAAATTGCGCAAACCATCGCAAGTTATAACAAATTGAAAGCCAGTGGCGTGCTTTCTGCCCGAGCTCTAGCCCGTGAAGCAGAAGCGACAAAACGCAAAATTGCATCGTTAAATACAGAAATGGGTAAAACCACCATGGGGCAACGGTTAGGCAATATCGGACGTGGCGTGGCAAGTATCGGGGCAGGTGCTATGGCTGGGGCTATGGTGATGGCACAACCGATGAAAAAGGAAATGGAATATGACCGCCGATTAGCTATGGTATCCAATACTGCCTTTTCAGATCGTAATGTAGCAGGACGCATTGAGGGCAAGAAAGAATTACATCAAGCGGTACAACGTGCGGTTGAAATTGGCGGCGGTACGAAAGAAGAAGCCTTAGGCGCATTAGATACGATGCTTGCCTCCGGTGCGGTAAAAGCCGACACAGCAATGAATTTGTTACCGACTTTGCAAAAAGCAGCCGTGGCTACCGGTGCGGATACCAATGATTTGGCGAAGATCGCTATTTCCTCTATGCAACAATTTGGTATTAGTGAAGATCAAATTGGTGCGGTATTAGATAAAGCCGTGGCAGCAGGACAAGCCGGTAACTTTGAGTTATCTGATATGGCACGTTGGTTGCCTCAACAAATGGCAGCGGCAAAGTCTGCCGGGCTTTCAGGTATGGAGGGATTTGAAGCGTTATTAGTTGCTAACCAACAAGCACGTGTAACTGCCGGAACAAGTGACGAGGCGGGAAATAATCTTGTTAATTTACTGGCAAAAATCACAGCAAAAGAAACTAACGAACGTTTCCAAAAGCTCAAAATTAAAGGTAAAGACGGTAAAACCCACGGCATTGATTTTATTAAGTCAATGGAGAATGAAAAGAAACAGGGCAAAAACTCGCTTGAAGCCTTTAGTTCCATTATGGATATGGTGGTGGGTGAAGATGACCGTTACAAATCCCTTCAAGCAAAATTAAAAACCGCCAAAAAAGAAGAACAGAAAGCCTTGTTGGCGCAAATGACAAACTTGGTTGAAGGTACGGCTATCGGGCAAATTATTTCCGACCGCCAAGCACTGATGGCATTGCTTGGGATTCGTAACAATGTGCAGTTAGGTTCAGAGGTAAAAAAAGAAGTTGGAAATGCAGAGGGTGCGGTGGATGCATCTCACGCCGTTGTACAAGACACTAACAGTGCAAAAGTTGAAAATGCTAAAAATGCCTTAGAATTTGCGCAAATGGAAGGTATGAAAGGCTTTAATGACGCACTTGGAGAGGCTGCGACCAAGATTGCCGAATATGCGAAAACCTATCCGGATTTAACCGCCACCTTAACTACTGCCGGTACAGTGATCACTGCATTAAGTACGGCGGCGATTGCGGCAAGTGGTGCATTGGCGTTATTAGGGGCAAAACGTAGTGGATTTGGGCTTGGTGATGTAGCGGATATTGCCGGTGATTTTAGCAAAGGCGGAAAAAGTAAAGGTGTTGGACGAAACACAGTTGGTTTAAAAGGGAAACCGACCTTGGGAAATCTTGCTAAAAACTTTATCTCAACAGGAGCTATTGTTGGAACCGGTTTAATGATTGCCGCTGAACAACGAACCACCGAGGAAGCCAAAGCAGAAGAAAAAGCAGAAAAGAAAACCGCTCAAGAAAAAGCCTTAGAAAACCAATTTTATGCGAAAGCCTATGGAGGAGATAAAAAACCGACCTTTCAATACAATTCGCCGACAACAGGTTATAGCAAAAGCTCAGTATGGGGAACGGCCTCTCGTGCCGGTGAAGTGGCAGAATTAGCGCGCAAAGATGAGATAGCGGCTCTGCGTGTTGAGCGAGGCACATTAACACAAGCAGAATATCAAGCACGCACACGTCAAAGTGCGGTCAGAATTGCCGATATTCGCAACCAAGGACGAGATTATTCAGGACTCGCTCATGCCGCTAATGACTCGGATTCTGCGTTAAATCGTACCTTGGGCGAGTTATCGGTGCTTGCAAACTATCAAGCAGATTTTCAGCAGTTCGGGCAAACGATTAGTGATGGGCTTAAAACGGCGATTGAAAGCCAAAATTTCACTATTCAAAATCAAATTAAAGTGGACTTAGATGGGCGGATTGTGGCGGAGCAAACGTCTGAACATCAATATCAAGATATGAAACGTTGGGGGTAAAGATGGGATGGACTATGCCGATTCAGCGAGCGAGCTTTCGCGGTGTGCGCTTTGATGTACTTTCAGTAGATGATGACTTTTATCGCTCAACGATTGAACACGCCTACCCTTTTGTTAATGGCGCTGATGTAGAAGATTTAGGGTTAAATCCATTGACTGTACGAATGCAAGCGGTCTTTTATGGGGATGGCTATTACACGGACTTTAAACGCTTTTTAAATGTATTGCAAAAATCGGGGGCAGCAACGCTCGTGCATCCGATCCGTGGGCGTTTACAAAATATGATTTGCACCGGGGCAAATTTACGTCACGAAGCGGATATGATTAATTATGTGGCATTGGATTTAACTTTTATTGAATCCACACCGGCGAAGCCGATTTTTGTATTTAATCACTCTCTACTCGCGAAAATTGATGCTTTGCTTTCAGAATTAGAGGACTTTATTGATGATGTGATGGCACTCTACGGCGAATTTTTAGAGATTGTGGCTTTTGCAGCCAATGTTAAATCTCGGTTGCAAGGTGTTTATGGTGCATTATTCGGTTGTTTTGAGCAGATCCGTCATTTATTTGATTTTGATAAAACCCGTTATGCAGTATCACCGGTAGTCACAAAAGAAAACTTTAAGGCAAAAGCGACCCGTTCAGTACGTGATTTAGTAATGATGATTGATAGCGGATTACGCCAAATTGCCACCCGTCAAGATTTAACAACACGGGCAAAATTTGATGAAGTAATCCGTGTTATTCGTCAAATTAAAACGATTCCGGTTGATTTAGTGAGCGGTAAAAATATTAAATCGGCAAAAGAACAAGCTGCATTGAAGTCTTTGACCAGTGCCTTTTCAAAAAGTGATACAGAGTCGGTGCATTTAATGATGCAGTTAGCCGTCAGTATTACCTTGTTACGCATTGCCACCGAACTTGTGGAAGATGATGAATTATTACCACAGGACATTGATTACATCACCACCAAAGTGCGGTCGCAAATTGTAGAGAATCTGCAATTACTCCGTGCGCAGACGGATAAAGAACATTGGGGTGAAAATATTGCGATATTAACTACGCCAAATACCGGTTTTTATACGGCTGCACATCAGACCGCCGAGCGATTACGCAATAAAGCACATAAGCTCACTCAACTTGCCCTTGCCGCAATTAATCGTAAACCGCCTTTAATGGTGCGGGAAGTCCCGATTACCGGCACTTTACAACAGATAGCCCATGAATTTTATGGTGATTACAAACGTGCTGACGAATTATTACGGTTAAATCCGCAAATTCGTTATCCGAATTTGATTGAGCGCGGGGAGTGGTTAAATAGTTATGTCAAATAATTACCCTTACAACAATGATGTTGTCGTGGAAATAGACGGCAAAGCCCATAACAGCTGGAAAAGCTATGATATTGATAGCGACTTTCTCATTCCTGCTGACGCTTTTAACTTTGATTTAGGTGTACCGTCAAATAGCACGGTGTTACCTGATTTTTCGGGGAGCGAAGTTAAAGTAAAAATTAATGGTGAATTGGTGATGACGGGCATTGTGGATACTACGCAACATTCTATCAGTAAAAATAACCGCACTTATCGCTTAAACGGGCGTGACCGTGCCAGTATTTTAGTCGATTGTTCTGCGCCGATTACCAATGTGAAGGGGTTGACGGTGCTTGATGCGGTGAAAAAAATTGTTGAGCCGCTTGGCATCAAACAGGTACAACTCAAAGCAGAAAATAACCCGACTTTAGATAAAGTGGATATTGAAGTGGGCGAAACGGCATGGAATGCGGCAATGCGTTGTGCTAATGCTGCCGGATTGCATATTTGGTTTGAGCCAAATGGCATGTTAATTGTGGGCGGAGCGGATTACAGCAAGCCGCCGGTGGCGACGTTATGTTGTATGAAAGACGGCAAGCGTAATAATTTTGAGCAAGCGGATTTAACCTTTGATGTGTCCAATCGCTTCAGTGAAGTCACTTTTTTAGCACAAAGCCACGGTAAACAAGGCACAGACAATAAAAATGACTTGAAATGGGTCTATAAAGATTCGGGAATGACCATTTATAAGCCGAAGACAGTGGTCGTGTCTGATGTGGATAATTTGGAAGCGTTAAAAAAATGGGCGAAAAAGTATATTTCAGACAGTCAGTTAGAGGGCTTTACTCTCACTATCGTAGTGCCTGATCATAAAATGCAAGACGGGACATTGTGGCAACCGGGGCAACGGGTGCATATTATTTGCGAAGAATATGATATTGATGCCATTTTCTTTTTGATGGGGCGACGTTTTAGCTTGAGCCGCAATGGTGGTACACAAACGGAACTACGCTTTAAACAAGATGGTGTATGGACACCGGATGCTTATTCTGCGAAAGCGGAAAAAGCGCGCAAACGCAAAGGTAAGAAAAAATCCGAGGGAGATTTAATCGCCACGGACGGAAAAGGAGGTTGGGCGAAATGAGACGATTAACGCAAGCTATCAGTCAAAAAGCACAAAATACTATAAACGATCTTCGCCAAGCCTTTCGGGGTGTGTTGAATTTAGTGAAAAGTGCGGACAACATTCAGAAAGTGCAAGTATCCGGGCTTGCAGATGAAACATTGCAAGATGTGGAGTTGATGCAACATTTCGGTTTTACTTCCGTTCCGCCGGCGAATACCCAAGCGGTGATTTTACCGATTGGCGGGCAAACCAGCCATGGCATTGTGATTGCCACTGAAAACGGTGCTTTTCGTGTCAAAAATCTACAAGGTGGTGAGGTGGCGGTTTATGATGAAAGCGGCTCAAGTATTGTACTTAAAGAGGGGCGGTTGATTGAAATTGACTGTGATGTGTTAAAAATTAAGGCGACAAGCAAGGTGGATATTTCAAGCCCCCTTGTGGAAACGGATCAGGTGTTTACCGCACAAGGACAAATTAACGGTAACGGTGGCATGGCAGTACAGGGCGGCAAAGGTGCGAGCTTTACCGGTGATGTCAATCAAAAAGGTGGGGATTTTTCCACAAGCGGTGATGTTAAAGCCGGTAATATTTCATTGAAAAAACATAAGCACCGTGGTGATAGCGGCGGTATGACCGATAAACCTCAATAATACATTAAACCTTAAAAGGTGGTGTGGAACTCCCTCACCACCTTTTTTACTCTCCTATCTTTTAATCTGTCGTCATGGACAGAGAGATCAGCCCGCTTACCGGGGACTATACCAATAAACAAATCAGTACGTTGCAAAATGCCGCGTATATCAGGTTGACTACGCCTTTAGGCTCTTGGTGGGCAGATGGGCGTGTAGGCTCTCTGCTCCATCTTATTCCAAGAGAAAAAGATTTATCCCGTGTGGGGTTGATTGCCCAACAATATGCCGAGGAAGCCTTGCAGCCTTTGATTGATGACGGGCGTGCAGAAGAAATTATTGTTAACCATACTCAACCCCATGACGGAAAAGTAATTCTTGATATTTCCATTCGTGATAACCGGGGCGATATTTATCATTTTAAGCACCCCGTAAACGTGATTTAAATGGGGTTTAAATAATGTTTATTGTGCCGAGTTTAGAAGAAATCCGCCAAGCCATCTTGCGTGATGTGCAATCACTTGAGCCGCAAGCTGATGTGAGTGAGGACAGTGATTATTATGCCCGTGCAAGTAGTCTCGCCGCTGTTGCCGAAGGTATTTATGCCCATCAAAAATGGATAATTAAACAATTCTTTCCCGATACCGCAGACACTGCGTTTCTTGAAAAACACGCCGGTTTGCGTGGGATTCGGCGCAGAAATGCCACTTATGCAAGCGGACTTGGGGCAACCATCACCGGTCAGCCTGATGCGGTGATTAAAGCCGGATTACAAATCAAAACGGAAGATAACCGCTTTTATGAAACCACAGAAAGTGCGGTTATTTCTGCTGCTGGTTCTGTTGTTGTATCGGTGCGTAGTCTTGCCACCGGTGCGAATCAAAATATTAATCGCACAACGCCGGCTAGTTTTATGGCGGCTCCCGTGGGCGTACAAACGGATTTGACGTTAAATGAGGTGATTGGGGCAACGGATGCAGAAACGGATGCCTCTTTACTTGACCGTTTACTTGAGATTATTCGTCGTCCGCCCGCCGGAGGGAATCGTTATGATTATCGGACTTGGGCATTGTCAGTGGATGGCGTGGATGCCGCTTATGTCTATCCTCTGCGCCGTGGCTTAGGCACGGTAGATATTGCAATTACGTCTAATAATAACGTACCTAGTGATGAAACTGTGCGACGTTGTCAAGAATATATTGATGATGTGCGTCCGGTCACGGCGAGAGAAAGCACAGTAGTGAGACCGGATGTGACAAAAGTCAATTTTACGATTCAAGTGAAAATTAGCGGGGTGACATTACCGGAAATAAAAACCGCTATTTCGACCGCACTTGCTGATTATTTTAATACGCTTATCCCCGGTGATGATTTGATTGTGTCGCAGTGTGAAGCCGTCGTAAACAATCTTATCGGCGTGGTTGATCGTAAATTTACGACGCCGACAACAAACCGAAAAGCCGATGTCGTCAATAAAATTGAGTGGTTTCGGCTCGGAACAATCACCGTGACGGAGATGGAATAATGCAAGTTGAGCATAAAAAAGTGCTTTCGCAACTCTATCCACCGGTTTCTTATAACATCAATGGGGAGCGATTCTTAGCGCAATGTGAAGTGGACGGTAACGCATTTGATCGCTTGCAACAAAGTGCGGTTGAAATGTTAGGGGTGATTGAACCGGCTACATCAAATTCAATGCTGGCAGATTGGGAACGGCTATGTGGGATTAAAACCGATTTTTCTAAAAACTATCAAGAGCGCGTTAAACGAGTAATTGTTCAACTTAATGCCGTAGGCGGCTTATCTATTCCCTATTTTAAACGTATTGCGGAAAGCATTGGTTATCAGATTCAAATTAAAGAATTTTCCCCGTTACAAAATGATTTACCTAATCCCGGCGATATTGTGCAGTTTCGCAACGAGCCAAACGAAAACCTGATTTTTATGTGGCGGGTGGAGGTGTTAAACGGTGATGACAATATTGTGTATTTTCGTGCCGGTCAGTCATTTGCCGGTAATCATTTAGTGGAGTTTGGTGACCCGATTATTGAAGAGTTCTTCAAAGATTTAAAACCGGCTCACACTTATTGCTATTTTGCTTATAGAGATAATTAAGATGAAAACTTTATTACCTGAAATTAATTCTGCCGACAAGCGTTTCCACAACGGCAATCCGGCAACCGGTGAACAAGGCACGCGCGTAACTGACACATGGCTTAATGATGTGCAAGACCGAGTGCGTGATGTGCAAGCAGAAGCGCATTATGTATTGCAAAAAGCAGGATTTACGCCGAAAGCAGAAACTCAAACACAGTTATATCAAGCGATTGTGAAGATTATTGAGGATAATCGCAATTCTGCCGGTATTGCTGAAAAGGGTGAGGTTCAACTCACTAATGATTACAGCGGTGATAGTGAAGTATTGGGTCTAACTCAAAAAGCCGGGAAAGCCTTAAAAGCCTTGATTGATAGCCTTACTCGTAATTTGAGTAACTACATCCCCAACAGTAAAAAATCCAATGCGGTCAATAGCTCAAGTAGCGATACCATTGCCACAAGTGCTGCGGCTAAAACAGCCTACGACAAGGGCGTAGAGGCTAAAAATGCTGCTGATAATGCACAGCGTACAGCGGATGAAGCCGTGCGTTTTAACCGAAATTATTTTGCAGGAGATTTAAACACCTTAAATGACAAACATGAAATTTGTTATTTAGAACAAGCACAAACAAAAAATAGAAACTTCCCTGCCGATGCTTATCAATGGGGGGTGTTGCATGTTTATTCGAATGGTACTTTGGGCTCGCAAGTCTATTACGCAGACAATGGCGAACTGTGGGCTCGCACTCGCTGGCACAGCCACAACTGGAATGAGTGGAAGAGGCTTGATGGACTTGATATCCCTACAACCCGCGCCTCTAAACGGGCGTTATCAACTGATGATTTAAACAACATTTCGGCATCCGGTATCTACGGACAAAATGCAAATATAAACGCGACTCCCGCTCGTCATTATCCTATACAACAAGCGGGAATGTTATTAGTGACGGAACATTCTGGTTACGGCGCACAACAACTTTATGCGCCTTTTAATGCCGGTTATCTCTATGCAAGGGGTCGTAATGCGAATAACGGTTGGGATGATTGGAAGCGTATTGACGGATTAGATAAGGTCTTGAAATCAGGCGATACAATGACAGGTAATCTCACTATCAATCACGGTGAGCCACGAGTGCACGGCAATCGGAATAATAGTAATAACTGGTATGTTGGTTTGCCAAATGGTTCGTCTAATGATTTAAATTTACATTCATATGCACACAATACATCGTTAATTTTATTGTCAGATCGAGTAAAAGCAACTAAGCCGCTATACGTCGGAAGTGAGCGTGTGGCTCTACTTGGAGACTTTACCAACCCTGTTTTTACTCTCACTAACAACGCCAATAGCAGCGGTAGTTTAAATAACATCAGCGGCACAAAATTTTTAAGTTTTGGTGACGGTGCATTAAATGGTTTAGGCTTGCCGGGCGGTGCAGACTGGGTCGGTATTCAGATCGCAGACCAAAGCGGTCAGAAAACACAAATTATTTCCGCAGGACTTAATAATCACTACATACGCACAAACGATGACTTGAGCAAAAATGTTTGGCATTTAGAAAGATTGCTGACAGATGTCACATTGCAAAGATTAGTTAACCGCCGTGACTACAACCGCACAATTAAAGGGACTAATCCGAATTGGGACTCCGGCACAAGTAAAAACATTTCTGTAACAGGGTTCGTCATCATTTATCCGGATGGGAAAATTGAGCAATTCTTTCATTTCAAAGCAATGCGTGTGCCATGGTTCGCACCTGAAGACGCATTAGGTGTTCACGAAAGAGCATTTGAAATTCCGGTGCAACTTTGGACAGCAATGCCAAATAAAATTGTTTATGCGACCGCTCAATTTACCCGCCCTGTTGCGAATAACATCACAGCCGGAGGAGAGTCTGAAGAATGGACAATGCCACTTTGGAATATGCAAAAACAAGGTTCATCAAGAGACCGCTGCAACTTCACTACGAGTCGATTTCTAGGAAGTACAGACGAACCGATTGATTTTTTAGTTAAAGTAGAGGGCTATTAAATGGCATTTTATGTAAATCCATTAAATGAAAAAGGCGATTTTGAGCTGATTGACGGCGAACTTGCCGAACTTTATCCACATTTGGATTTTAAGCAATTAGCCGAACTTACGAATGCGCAATATCAAGAATTTTGTGAAAGAAACAACGGAAAGACAAAATTTATCAACGGTGAGTTTGTATTTGAAGAAATCACGGTAGATTTGACCGCACTTTTGCGCGAGCAACGTGCGTTGATGTGGGAAAAAATCAAACAAAAACGGCACGATAATTTGCGCGGCGGTGTGTATGTGAAGTCTATCGGCAAATGGTTTCATTCAAATGATGAAAGCCGTCAGCAATACACGTTTTTACGCACATTAGACGCACTACCGCCAAATCTGATGTGGAAAACCATGGATAACAGCTTTGTGCAAGTGACGAAAGCAATTTTAGATGAACTCTCATTGCAACTCGTTTTAGATGAACAAGCCGATTTTACGAATGCGGAACGGCACAAAGCACTGATGGAGCAAGCAGAAAGCCCGCTTGATTATGATTTTAGCGATGGCTGGACGGAAACATTTGCGGAGGTCACAGATGAATAATCCGGTTTATTTGGCGTTATACAAAAACAAGAGAAGCTGGCGCAAAGAACCGCTAAAAGCCCTTGCCGATGCAGTAACACGATTTTTTACTAAAGGCGAGTATTCGCATTGTGAACTTGTTGTTGAGCGTACTGTATTTAGTGGTAATCATTACGAACACGAAGTTTATTACGACTGCTACTCATCTTCTGTGCAAGATGGCGGTGTGCGGTGTAAGCAGATTGACGTGAGTGATAGAGAAAAATGGGATTTGATTCCACTTAAAAATGTCACTGAAGAGCAAATCAAAGCCTATTTTGACCGCACTCAAGGGCAAAAATACGACTGGTGGGGGGCGATTGGTATTGCCCTTGGCATTAAGCAAAAACGCAGTAAATACTTCTGCTCAGAATGGTGTTTTAACGCAGTTAAAAACAGTGATAAAGGATGGAGGTTTAGCCCGAATGATTTAGCCATTATCTTTAAAAAGTGAAGACGGCGACACGGTAGGTGCGAGAACACCCGCCGTGCCAGCTACGCAAAGCATACTTGCATATAGCCATCTGCCGCCTGCCTCGCGAGGCGTGCGGATTTTAACAAAACCATTAAAAATGGGAAATGCTGATATGCAAAAACTGAAAGAAATCCGTTGCAAGTGCTGTAAAAAACTACTGGCACGAGCAGAAAACATACAACATTTAGAAATTAAATGTGTTCGTTGTAAAACTTTAAATCAATTTAACAAGTAAGAGTATCGGAGCACCCGGAGTGCCGGAATGCCATAATAAAGAGACTTATTATGGCAAAGAAAAAAATTATCGTATGGGCATTATTTGACAGTGGTAACGGGTGTTATACCCAAGCTGCCAAAGCCTTTCCTCAAATGCGGGTTTATCCCATCGGCATTGATATTGAGCAAAAAAATCGGCATTTTATCCCGCTTGATTTAGCCGACTATTCCAGACTATTCGGTGATCACACTTTATTTAGAACATTAGATCGACTGCCAAAACCTGACGTCATTCTTGCAAGTCCGCCCTGTGAAAGTTGGTCACTTGCCAGTGGGATGAAAAACGGAAATGCCTGTTGGCGGCAGCTTAAACCGACTCCGGCTCATTTTCGCATTCGAATGCGAGCCGATTATAACAGCCGATTTAATTATGATCGTTCTTTCCTCAACCGGGTAAATGGCGAATTGTGCATTTATAACACCATTGAAATTATTAAGCGTTATCAGCCCAAAGTTTACATTATTGAGAACCCTGCATTTGGGCGTATATGGGATTACATTGAGCATATTCTAGGTTTTAGTATTCCCTTTGATAACCTAACTTTTTACAGCGATTACGGTTTTTTCGTGAAAAAGCCGACTAAATTCAAAAGTAATATTCCATTGCGATTAAGCCGTCAGGGATTGCCTTCCAAAGTGATATGGGCAAAGTTTAAAGGAGATTATAACGAACGTTCTAACATTCCACTTTCCCTTTTGAGAGAAATCTACCCACAAATTATTCAACATCTACAAGACAGTAAAAATGACAATGACACAAAAGAAATTATTTAGACAAGCACCATTACCATTTATCGGTCAAAAACGTATGTTTTTGAAACATTTTGAAAGCATTCTTAATGAAAACATTGAAGGTGATGGTGAAGGCTGGACCATTATTGACACTTTTGGTGGTAGTGGGTTACTAAGTCACGTCGCAAAACATATAAAACCTAAAGCGCGGGTCATTTATAATGATTTTGACGGCTACGCAGAAAGAGTGATGCATATTGACGACACAAACAGACTGCGGGCTAAACTTTATGAAAAAGTTGTCTCATTGCCGATAGATGCTCATTTATCCGATGCTTTAAAAGCGGAAATCGTCAACGAGATTGAGAAATTTGATGGATATAAAGATCTAAACACATTAGCGAGTTGGTTCTTATTTAGCGGTAGCCAAGCGGAGTCATTTGATGATTTGTACAAACTCAAATTTTTTAATGGTGTTCGTAAAACAGATTATCCGAGAGCGAACGGTTATCTAGAGGGTGTTGAAATTATAGGTGAGTCGTTTCACACACTACTGCCAAAATTTGCAGGTAACCCGAAAGCCTTGTTTGTATTAGATCCGCCTTATATTTGCACAAAACAAGAAAGTTATAAGCAAGCGACTTATTTTGATTTGGTTGACTTCTTGCGATTAATCAATATCACACGCCCACCATACATTTTTTTCAGCTCAACAAAGTCGGAATTTTTGAGATTTATTGAGTATATGCAAGCGGACAAGGTAGATAACTGGCAAACGTTTGACGGTGCTAAATGTGTGACAGTCAATACAAGGCTAAATTTTAAATCAACTTACGAAGATAATTTAGTCTATAAGTTCTAAATCGTAAAATTTAAACGTCCTTTAAACTATTATTAAAGGGCGTTTTTTCCCTCAAATGATCATTCATTTTGCATAAAAGTTAGAAATAGCTTATGCAAAATAAAATCCAATTTTATGCAAAAAATTTTGCGAATTTATAAAACAAATCTATTAGTATAGCCCTTCAGATCACAAAAATAGAATATTCAATACCTTCCCAAACAAAGGAACTTTGTCCCCATTCCTTTTGAAAAATTATCCAAAAACAACCGCACTTTTGGTGAACGACCTATTTTTTGCTATACTCTCACACCTATTATTAAATAAAAAAGGAAACCTCAAATGGAACAAATGCCGGCTTGTCCAAAATGCCATGGTGAATATGTCTATCATGATTCTGTCAACTTCGTTTGTCCTGACTGTAGTTATGAATGGAATGGCACTGAACCTGTTGAAGCGGATGATGATCAACTTATCGTGAAAGACAGCAATGGCAATCTACTTGCAGATGGTGATGATGTGCTTTTAATTAAAGATCTAAAATTAAAAGGATCATCAGAGGTCTTGAAAAAGGGCACCAAATTTAAAAATATCCGTTTAACCAAAGGTGATCACAATGTCGATTGTGGCAAAATTATGCTGAAATCTGAATTTTTGAAAAAGGCATAG